GACGCCGAAGGCCTCGTACCGGTGGTTCAAGGCCTTGGCCGAAAGCGGGGTGTTGGTGTGGCTAGACACTTAGATCCGCAGTGACCGGGATGGGCCGGGACCAAACGGGATGACATGGGACAAAGCCTTGTGCTGCGGGGCTTTTGGCGGGGTGAGCCCGGAAAAAATCGGCGCCATGGCTTGTCTCGGGGAAACGGCCGATTTGGCCGCTTGGGGCGGAATTAGACAGTCAGTTTCGCAGTTCCCGATATACGTTCCAAGGGCCTTCGAGAGCAGTCCTGGGAGGCTTACAGGAAGCCCTTATACCGCAAGGCTTAAACGGTCCTGGAAGGCCGCCAGGGCCAGCGCTTGAATGAGCCTGGAACGCCAGCTCGTCCGCCGATGAACTGGGAACGCAAGTGGGAAAACCGCTTCCCACTTCCATATTTGCTTCCCGGTTCACTTAAGCGACTGACAGATAAAGAAAAAGGCCGCTGGAAGGCGGCCTTGGCTTTGGACTGGAACTGGGAACGCTGTTGGCGACGGGATAGACGACCTCAGCTCCTTCCGGCGAGTTGCGCAAGCGCCGCCTCGATACGCTCGCTGCGCTCCAGCGCTTTGGCAATGGTAAAAGGCACGAGTAAGCCAAGCGGCGAGAATAAGATCAGAAGCCCTCCCATCAATGCCAGAACGGCGGCGTTAGGAGAGTAGGACATACCGACGTCACCGACGTTCGTGATGAACAGAAGCGCGCCAGCAGCCACTGAAATAACCGCGTGCGCAACTCCAATGGCGCGCCAAATCTTTACGAGATTCCAATTGTTCTCCGAGGTTTCGCTCGTCACTTCGCAGCCTCCGCACTAGCCCCTTCGGCGAGGCCCAATCTTGAACTGAACTTTTCTATAACAGATAGAACGTCATCGGCATATTTAGTCTTTAGCAGACGCACTAACTGCAAATAGTCATCCTGGCTCTCGCAAGTTTCCTTCTCAAGATCAAGGTTGGTGGCGCTGACTGCTACCGAAGCCAGACGCAGCATCAACTGTTCCAGCGCAATAGCCTTTTCAGCGGTGTCAGCCTGAAATCCGGATAGCTTCTCGTAAGGAAAAGCAGAAATAGCGGCTGCTAATATAAAAGCGTTCCCTGGCTTGTGGAATAGAGTGAACCTAAAGGCGGCGTCAATAGCGCCCGAAACGCGCTCTTTTGTGGGCGGAATAAGCGCGAGATACTTACTGGGAATAGATGTCCGCTTTCGCCACTTCGAAACGGCGAAGCGTTGAAGGCCTAAACACTCTGCCAGAGCCATGTCCGTCTCGACCTCAAGCGCACGCTTGAGGGCGCTCAGCTGCGCCTCAAAATCCATGTGGACACGGACACATGGTCTGTGCATTGTGTGTCCATGTCCACATGGAACGCGTGTCAGAGAGATTGACAATAATGCTCATTCAACCCGGCCCCGAGCTGCTGCGCGAGGTGCGCGTCGGTTTCATTCGTAAAGGTTCCTCGTTGCGGGCCTGGTCTCTCGAGAACCAGGTCCATCAGGGTTACTTGATCCAGGTGCTGCGCGGCCGGACAAACGGCCCCTGCGCTCAAGCCTGGCGCGACAGACTGATCACTGAGAGTGGAATTACCGCGAACGAGGGTCGCGGTCATCGTCAAAACGTCGCCGCCGCTTAGACATGGGCGCGCTAACCCTTTCTGATCTCTCGCTTATGGCGAATGAGCCGCGCGTGACGCATGTGCGGTTGTCGGAAGTTCTTGGCTACGCCGAAGATCGCCACGTCCGACGCCTAGTTAGCCGGCATAGCGAAGAACTGCTCTCGCATGGGGCTTTAGCCCAAACTGACGCAAAACCCTGCGAACAAGGCGGTCGACCGGCCAAAACGTACCATTTCAACGAGGCTCAGGCGCTGCTGGTCTGCATGTTCGCCCGCACCGAGAAGGCGGCGGCGATCCGCAAGCAGGTGATCGAGGTGTTCCTGGCCTGGCGCCGTGGCGAGCTGGCCCAGGCCAGCGCCGCCCCCGATCCGACCGTGACCATCCTGCGGCGGCTGGAAGAGCGGCTGTCGGCCATGGAGCAGACAGGCCGCAGGCTGAGCGAACTGATGATCGCGCCGGTCGAGAGCGCCCTGTCGCTGACCCACGCGGCCGAGCTGTGGTTCGACCAGAGCCGCCAGCGGCGCCCGAAGTTCTGGGGCGATGTCGAGGTGCGCGGGCTCCTGCTGGCCATGCACCGCCAGGCCACCGTCGACCAGGTGCGCGAGCGCTGCATTCAGGCCTTGGGCGAAGAACGCACGCCCGCCCGCAGCGCGATCCACCGCTTCTGGCAACGCTTGGACCGCCTGAAAGCCGCCAACCCCTCGCTGCGGATGCACTGATGACCACCTCGGGGGAAGCTAAAAAGTCACGGTCGGCCGCAACCATCGGGGACGCCGACCTGTCGTTCGCTCGCGTGACGAGCGTCGAGCCCACGCCGACCGGGCGCTTGATCCGGGTGGACCGGATCATCAAGGGCGATCGCCTCCGTGAAGCCGACCCGGCCGCCGTCGAGGCCAAGCGCGTCTCGATGCGCGAGAGCGGTCAGATCACACCGATCCTGGTCCGGCCTGCGTCGGGGAAGCCGGGATGGTTCGTCCTGGTCGTCGGCCTGCACCGGCTCGAAGCGGCGATCGCCGAGGGCTGGGCCGAGATCAAGGGCGACGTCCGCGAGCTGACCGACGACCAGGCCCGCCTGATCGAGGTCGACGAGAACCTGATCAGCAAGGGGCTCACGCCCCTTGAGCGCGCAATCTTTGTCGACGTGCGCCTGCAGGTCTGGGCTCGCCTGCATCCGGGGCGCATCGCTCAAGCCGACGCTAGCGTTGGCTCGATGGCCCCCAAACGCGGGCGGCCCCAAAATTCGGCAAAGTTTGCCGAATTTCTGGAGAGCGTCCCGCCCACCATGGGCTTTGGGGCCGAAACCGCCGAAGAGCTGGGCATTTCCGAGCGGACGATCCGGAACGCCCTGCTGATCGCGCGCGGCCTTTCTCCCGACGTCAGGAAGAAGGTCGCCGGGACCAAGATCGCGAAGAACGAAGGCCTCCTGCGCCAGCTCGCGGCGGTCCCCGACAAGGGCGAGCAGCTGCGTGCGGCCGAGGCCCTGGTCACCGAGAAGGCCAAGAGCTTCCCTGACGCCCTGGTGATCGCTGGCGGCCGTGAACCCGCGCCGCCCCCTGCGCCGCGCCCGGCCGACGAGGCCGTCGCCGCCTTCATGGCGATCTGGAAGAAGGCGCCGCCAACGCACCGCGCCGCGATCCTGCACGCGCTGGCCGGCGAGAAGCTGCCGGGCGCCTGGACCGTGATGGAGCGGGCCAATGGCTAAGCGCACCCGCGACGAGAAGACCCTCGACCTCTTTGAGCACAAGCACCTGTTTGCGGTCGAAACGCCGCGTGAGCTGGGGTCGGCGCTGGACTTCAACAGCACCCTGTCGGGCGCCATGTCGCGCGCCCTGGACGAAGCCCGCGAGAACGGCCTCGACCGCTACGAAGTGGCGGCGCGGATGTCGAAGATCCTGGGGCACGAAGTCTCGAAGGGGATGATCGACGCCTACACCAGTCAGGCGCGCGACACCCACACGATCAGCGCGGTCCGGTTCAAGGCGTTCGTCCGCGCGACCGGCTGTCTGTGGCTGTGGAGCGTCTACCTGGACGGCGAAGGCCTCACGCTCCTGATGGGCGAAGAGGCGCTGCACGCCCAGGCCTCGCTGGCCGAGAAGCGCGCCAAGGCGCTGCTGGAAGAGGCGCGCCAGCTTCGCGCCCGCGCCCCCCTTGAAATCAGCCGTGGAGCCCGCCGATGAGCCCGCGCGCCAGTATCACTGCCCAGGAGTGGTTCACCGCCGCCGAGCTAGCGGACCTAAAGCTTCCCGGCCTGGCCACCAGCAAGCGCGGCGTCCAGATGGTCGCCGATCGCGAGGGCTGGGCGACCTATCGGGACGCCAGCGGCGCGGCGGCCAGCCGCAAGCGCGCCGGTCGCGGCGGCGGCCTGGAATACCACGTCAGCCTGCTGCCCGAAGCCGCGCGCAAGCAGCTGGCGAGCGTGCGCCCAGCCAAGGCCGAGCTGGCCGACCGCGAGAGCACCCTGCTGCGCTATGAGCGCTTGCCGCAGAGCCTGAAGGACGAGGCGCTGCGGCGCCTGGGCTTCATCCAGCGCGTCGAGCAGCTGCAGCGCGCTGGAATGACCAAGACCGGCGCGATCAAGGAGACGATCGGCGAGGCCGTGCGCCTAGCCAGCGCCACGGGCGCCAAGCCCGAGGTCTCCGAGCGGACCCTGCACGATTGGTTCGGCCTGATCGCGGGCGTCGAGCCGCAAGACCGGGCCATGTACCTGGCGCCGCGCTATGCAGGGCGGACGGCCTGCGCCGACATGCCCGCCGACGCCTGGGAGGCCTACAAGACCGCTTACCTGCGTCTTGAGAAGCCGACCCACGCCCGCTGCTACCGCGAGGTTTCGCGACTGGCGGCGACCAACGGCTGGGCCCTGCCTTCGCCCAAGGCGTTCGAGCGTCGGATCGCCCGCGAAATCCCCGAAAACGTGCTGATCCTGATGCGCGAAGGTCCCAAGGCCGCGCGCCACACCTTCGCCGCCGTGGATCGCTCGCATGACGGCCTCTATCCGCACCGCCTGGCCAACCTCGACGGCCACCTCTGGGACGTCCAGGTCGAGTGGGAAGACGGCACGCGCGGCCGGCCCTACTGCCTGGCCGTGCAGGACGTCGCCTCGGGCATGCCGCTGGCGGTCCGCTTCGACCGCACCTTGAACCACCACATCGTGCGCCTGGCGCTGGGCGACACCTTCCGCGACTTCGGCCTGGTCGAGCGCCTGCTGATGGACAATGGGACCGAGAACCAAGCCAAGGAGATCTCGGGCGGCATTCCCCGCATGCGCGGCAAGGCAGTCGAGGAAGAGTACGACGGCCTGCTGAAGACCCTGGGCGTCGAGGCCATCTTCGCGACGCCCTACTGGGGCCAAGCCAAGCCCGTCGAGCGGATGTTCCGAAACTGGGCGCACGACATCGCCAAGTCGTCGGTCTTCGCGGGCGCCTACTGCGGCCACAACGCGATGGTGAAGCCGGAGAACCACCGGTCGCGCGCCATCCCGATCGCCGAGTTCGAAGCGATCATCCGCCAGGAGCTGGAATACTACCGCGACCAGGTCGGTCGCCAGGGCGTCGGCATGAATGGCCGGTCGTTCCGCCAGGTCTATCTGGAGGGCGTCGCCGCCCAACCACCGCGGCGCCTGTCGGCCGAGCAGTTGCGCTTGTGCATGCTGGCCTCGGAGCCCCGTCCGATGGACCGCCAGTCGGGCGCGGTGCGCCTGTTGGGGAACCTCTACTGGTCGCCCGAGCTGGCCGCGATCAAGCGCCAGAAGGTCCGGGTTCGGTTCGACCCGGCCGACCTCTCCAAGCCGGTCTACCTCTACAGCCTGGACAACCGCTTCCTGCTGGAGGTCCCGCGCCATCTCGACGGCGGCTTCGAGAACGTCGCCCAGGCCCGGAAGATCACCAAGGCCCGCGCCGACTACGTCAAGGCCACGAAGGCGGCCGGCCAGGCCCTGAAGCGCATGGGCGTGGACGAGCTGGCCGAGCAACTGGCGGCGGCGGCGCCGGCGCTGCCCGCGACGCCGATCATCCCGGCCGACGCGACCAACATCGTGGCGCCCGCCTTTGGCGTGCCGCGCACCCACAACCCCAACAGCGATTTCACGGACCGAGCTGACCAGGCGCTCCTCGCCCGGTTCCAGCGCGGCCCATGAAAAACGGCCCGCCGGGGCGGCAACCCCGACGGACCTGATCTCCGAGAAGCCCACGAAGGCTCAGTCACGAAGGACCAAAGGCTACCACATGAACCTGCAGCCCACCAAAACCGAGTTCACCCCCGACGAGCACGTCGAGATCCGGCGCAAGGTCCAGGAGGCCCTGGCCGCCGACAAAAGCCTCACCCAGGCCGAGATCAGCCGCCAGTCGGAGGTCTCCCAGAGCGTCCTCAGCTCCTACCTCAAGGATAACTACGCTGGGGACAACGACATCCCGGCCCAGAAGCTGACGAAGTGGTTGGCCGGTCGCGCGCGCGCCGCCGAGCTGCGCTCGCGTCTGCCAGTGGCCCCGATCTTCCAGCGCCTGCCCACCAGCGAGCGGATCATGGCCCTGCTGGTCATGGCCCTGGAGACGGGCCGCATGGTCCAGATCACGGGCTCGCCCGGGACCAGTAAGACCGCAACGGCGCGCCAGTTCTGCTCTGGCGAGAACCGCGCATGGCTGGCGACCATGGATCCGTCCACCTCGGGCGTACCCACCATGCTCCTGGAAGTGCTGGAAGCCATGGGCGTCGAGGACGCCAAGGGCACCCCGCAGGTGCTGTCAAAGCAGGTCCTGAAGCGGGCCTGCGAGGCCAAGGCCCTCATCATCATCGACGAGGCCCAGCACCTGTCGGACAAGGCCCTGGAGCAGCTGCGCGCGATCAACGATACGGCCCGCCGTCGCGGCGCCCTGGTCGGCATCGCCCTGCTGGGGAACGAGAAGGTCTCGTCCAAGATCGGCGGCACGGGCAACCGGGTTGCGTTCGCCCAGGTCGCCAGCCGCATCGCCCAGCGCCGCAACCTGGACAAGCCAGATCCGCGCGACGTCGCTGCCCTGGCGCAGGCCTGGGCCGACGCCAACGGCGAGCACCTGGACAAGCCGGCGATGGACTTCTGCCAGCTCATCGCGGCCCGACCCGGCGGCCTGCGCAACCTCGAAATGACGTTCGAGAACGCCCTGCTCATGACCCTGGAAGTCGGCGAGCCGCTGACCGTGGATCACATGAAGGGCGCCTTTTCCCAGCTTTCCAGCCTGAACCTCTGAGGAGCGGTCCCATGATCATGATCACTGGCCCCCTGCCGAAGCCCGAACCGGCTCCGCTGGACGTCGTCGCGGCCGCCTGGACCGCCGTCCGCATCCTACGCCAGCGCGCTGAGACCGACACGATGACCCAGGACGCCTTCGAGCGCGAACTGAAGCGCGTCGAAAAGGCGCTGACCGTCGCCGAGGTCGCCCTGGCCTCGGCTCCGCAGGCTCACCAGCCCTTCACCGTCATCCAAGGAGGTCGCCGTGGATGACTTTGTCCTGAGCCCGGTCGTCGCGGACGCTCTGATCTGCGAGCGGATCAACCAGCTCGCCGTCGAGATCACCGCCGCCGGCCGCGCCATCTCCGCCCAGATGCACCTGCCTGGTGACACCGCTGAGACCTACCAGATCGGGGGCGTATCTCAGGCGCTGCAGGCCATCATCGGCGAGGCCCACCGTTCGGGCATGCCCGATGGCGCCATCTTCATCGCCCTGGTGACCGCGATCGCCCAGTTCGCCAACGCTCAGCAACTCGGTCCGGTTCATGCGGTCACCCAGGCGCTCGGCATCCAGGGCGCCAAGGCCGCCTACGGCGCCCGCAAGAGCCAAGCGGCGGGATTTCCGACCAGGGGCAACGCATGAACCGCGACTGGACCATCGCCGGCCTTGCGGCCGTATACGCCCTGTCGGCGGCCAGCATGAGCTTGGGCGAGATCGCCGAGGCGGTCGGCCGCAGCCGTGGCGAGGTCGACCTGGCGCTCTGGTACCTGGTCGGCCGCACGCCAGAGCAGGCTCTCGGACTGCTGGCCAAGGCACCCAAGCCCGCCAGTACCCCTGCTGCGCGTCCCCCGGCGAAGAACTCGCCGCTGGGCCGCTTCATCCAGGAGACGCTGCCGTGATCGCCCTGCTGTCGCGCTTCGCGGCCTGGCTTTGGGGGCCGCAGCCGGTGCTTCACCGGTTCGACCCGGACGAGTGCCGCGAGCGTCAGCGCCAGGCCGCGATAGCCGCCGCCTTCTACCCGCAACCCGGGCCGCGCCTCGCGCGCGGTCCCCAGGATCGAGGTTTCGAATGAACGCCGCCGTTCTAGGCGTCCCCGCCGCGCGATCGCGCCAGGAGGTCGTGGAGCTGATCGGCTTCATCGGCCAGGCCGGCCAGCAATTGGAGCGCATCGCCGACGATCTGGAGCACCAGGTCGTCCAGGCGAAGGCCAAGGCCGACGAGGCGGCGCAACCGATCAGGGCCGCGATCGCCGAGGCCCAGGAGAAGGTCCAAGCCTGGTTTCGGGTTCACCCGGAACAGGCCGCGACCATCCCCGGCGCCCACGTCTTCGCGGGCGATCCCATGGAGACGCAGCTGGCGGCCGTGGTCCTGGCTTCGGCCCGCCCGCTGACGGAGCGCCAGCGGATGATCCTGGAGCACCTGAAGGCAGGCTATGTCCTGCGCCGCCAGCACAAGCACCGCAGCTACAGCCTCCTGTCGCCCGAGCCTCCGCACATCGCCAAGGCGTTCGTCAGCTCCAACCAGGTCTTCGACCTGCAGGTCCGCTTTCTCGACGCCTTCGACCCCGCCACCGGCAAGCGCCTCTTGGGCGAGACCGCCTACGGCGCGCGCAAGGTCGAGTTCCGCATCAAGCCCGACGTGGTGATCCCATGACCGCCGTGACCAACGACCCCTCCTTCATCCTGATCAGCGCCGGCGCGCTGCTGGCCCATTACGCCTACGTGCTGTCGGACTTCGAGGTCGAGACGATCGCCGAGGTCTCGCGTCGGTGGCTCAAGACGCCCGACGTCGCGATCACCACCGACACTGAGTTCGCGGTTATCGAGGCCGCCGTCGCCGCCATGCGCGCCGAGGCGCGCCGGCCGATCGAGAAGGCGGCCGCGTGATGTTCGTGCGCGACATCATCCGAGCCACGGCTCAGACCGGCGGCCTCACGGTTCCTGGGCTGCTCGCGGACGGCTCGCACGATGTCGCGCGCCTACGCTTTATCGGCATCCTGGCAAGCGTCCGGCTCACGACGCGCAGCTATCAGGGCCTGGCCCAAGACTGGCAGCGCCGCGATCACACGACGATCCTACACGCCGTCCGCCGCGCCGAGGCCCTTATCGCGCAGGGCGACGTCATGGCTGGCGAGCGCCTGCGCGGGCTGCTCCATCTTCTGGATGTTCCTGCCCTTCCGGAGGTGCGGCCGGCTCAAGCGATCCCGACCGACCGCGTGGCGATGCTCCAAGTCCAGATCGGCGCGGCCGAGCAGCGGCTTGCCCACCTTCGCGCTGATCTCGCCGCCATCAACATCAACCCCTCGTCCGGAGCCGTTCAATGACGGTTCGAGCTGACTTCCAGGGCCGGTCTATCGACCTTGCCAAGATCCGCCGCCAGGCCCGCGTCTCGGACCACGCACTGCTGCGCTACATCGAGCGCGTGCTGCGACTGCCGGTCGAGAAGATCCGGGCCGAGATGCTGTCGGACAACGTGCTGATCGCGATGGTGCTCAAGGCGCCGTCCGTCCGCGCCGACGACCACCAGCTGGTCTTCTCCGACACCGATCCCTTCGTCATCACCACCGTGCTCACGCCATCGATGCGGGTCCGTCGCCCACGCCGGCGCAAGGCGCGGTGGCAAGCGCTGCAGGAGCAACGCTGATGGTCGCCTACAGCTTCAAACCGAGCTTCGTCCCCCTGATCGAAGCAGGCATCAAACAGCAAACGATCCGCTTGCCCCGGAAGCGCCATGCGCGCCCTGGTGAGGCGCTGCAGCTTTTCCAGGGCCCTCGCATGAAGCCGGTCCGGATCGGCGGGGCGATCTGTCTCTCGACGAGCCAGGTGCGCTTGGACTTCAAGGCCGACACCGTCCTGATCAATGACTTCATCGAGATCCAAGGCGACGAGCAACTCAATGCCTTCGCCACGCGCGACGGCTTCGGGGACAGCCGCTCTGGGGTCGCGCCCCGGGAGTTCATGGGGCGCTGGTGGTCGATCACCCACCCCGATCAACCCGTCTTTGCGGGCGTGCTGGTCGATTGGGGTGACACGTTCGGAAAGGCAGGCCAGTGAAGGCCCGCCGCAAGAAATCCGCGCCCGCTCGCCGCATTACGGGTCACACGCCCTGGGACGCCGAGTTGGCCGATCTCTTCCTGGCGCCCGACGACTGGACGCCCCCGGCCCAGATCAAGGTGGTCCATGGCAAGGCTGGCGGCACCTTCAGCGCGGTGTTCACCGACACGAGGGGCGGTCGCGCGGAGGCCTACGCCCGCGTTCGGTTCCTGAAGTCCGGCGGCGCGCGCATCGTTGAGCAAGGCCTTCGCCAGTCCTTCCGCTTCCATCCGAAGGACAGCGCGAAATGACCGCGCTTGTCGTCGAGAAGAGCCGCCAGGTCGGCCTTACCTTCGCCGAGCGCCTGGAACGCGCCGTCCAGCTCCTGGACGAAGAGAGCCACGGCATGGGCCAGCACCTGCTGGTGGCCTACGCCACGGCCCGGATCCTGGGCGAGGATCCCCGCGAAGCGATCCTGCGGGCGCACTGGGGCAAGAACGTCCGCGAGCCGGCGGCCGGCTGGAACCTGCCCGTCCTGGAACGGTTCGGCGACGAGTGGGTCGCGCGCCTGGACGTCGCCGTCGCGCGGATCCGCGAGAAGGCGGCGCGCCCATGACCGAAGCTCGCACCCCCTGCGCCGTTCCGTTCTGCCACCGCTCAAAGCGCGGGCGTTGGGCTTGGTGGTTGTGCCCGACCCACTACAAGGGCGTGTCCTTGGCGGCCCGCGCCCGGCACCGCAAGGCCAAAGCTCTGTGCAAGCGCAGAGGCTGGATCGGAACCACAAAGACGACCTGGTGGCCGACGACCGACCGGGCGCGCCGCCTGATGGATGTTGCCGGTCGGGCTGTGATCCGGGCCGCCTGCAAAGCGGCGACCGGCCTATGACCGCCGCCCGCGCCTTCAAGGCCGATGGCGGCCGCCGCGCCCTGCTGGCCAAGGTCCACCTGGCCAAGAAGGACTTGCGCCTGGACGACGACACCTATCGCGACATCCTGGAGCGAGAGACCGGCCGCCGCAGCTCGGCGGACTGCACGGTCAAGGAGCTGGAGCACCTGGTCGCCCACTTCCGCGCCCAGGGCTTCGTCCCCAAGGCCATCACCGGTGGCCGGCCGCAATCCGCGGTTCAACGCGGCCCGCGCCGCGCCGACCACCCGGTGGCCAAGAAGGCCCGCGCGCTGTGGATCTCTCTCCACCAGCTGGGCGTGGTCGAGAACGCCTCGGAACAGGCCCTGGAAGCCTTCGCGAAACGCCAGCTGGGCGTGGAGCGCATGCAGTGGATGGACCAAGGGCTGGGTTTCAAGCTGGTCGAGGCCCTGAAGGCCATGGCCGAGCGCGAGGGCTGGAGCCAGGACCTGGCCGGCATCGAGAAGAAACTGCACGTCCGGATCCTGAAGGTGCGCCTGGCCTGGGCCCAGGCCAAGCGGCTGGGCGAGCGCTTCAGCGCCGCCGGCCTCACCGACCGCGACCTGGACACGGCGATCGTCCGCTACGCCGAACGCATCTGGGAGGCGCGCCGTGGCTGAAGACCTCTTCACCCGAGATGAGGAGCTGGAGGCCGAGCGCGCCCTGGCCTCGGCCGAGGAAGCGCGGCGCCTGGCCCGTTACAAGGCCGTGGTCGCTCCGGCCGGCCAGGTTCGTCGCCGCCAGGAGCGCCTGACGGCCGCCACCCACGCGGCGTTGATCGCCGAGGTCGAGCTCCTGCGGATCCGCAAGGAGAGGGCCAAGCATTGAGCCGTCTTCCCGGCATCCTAGGCGAGATCGCCGACGTCGCGGGCCTGGACGCGGCGCTGAAGCTGGCGCGCGCGCGGGGCGGCACGGCCATGAAGATTTCGGGCAAGCCAGGCGGCGCTCTGGCCCAGATCGTTGGTGACGAGGCCGCTTGGAAGATCGCCGACTTGCTGGGCTCGATCGAGTACACGATCCCGATGGCGAACCTTCGCGGCCAGAAGGCCAGGCGGGCGAAGGCGCGCCTCCTGCTGCAGCAGGGCGTTCCGTCGTCCAAGGTCGCCCTAGCGGTGGATGTTCACCTTCGGACAATCGAGCGCCTGAGACGACGGGAACGCGAGGATCCAGAGCCTCTACTTCCGCTCTTCCAGAGCCCTGAAACGCAATAGCCCCCGACATCTGTCGGGGGCTATTTGCTGTCTGGCTCCAGCGACATTGGCCCGAACAGAGGCCGGTCCGCAAGACCGGCATTTTCCGGGGCCTCGCTAGACCATGAACGCCGCTGATCCTGCTTCCGTTGCCCGTCCCGAAGGCTGGACGGCCGATCACGAGCAGCGCTGGGCCGCGATCTATGCCCGCCTGCTGAAGACCGAGGGCGGCTACGTCAACAACCCGAAGGACCCCGGCGGCGCGACCAAGTACGGGATCAGCCTGCGCTTCCTGGTCATCAAGGGCTTGATCGACGGCAACCGGGACGGCTTCGCAGATTTCGACCTCAACCGTGATGGCCGGATCGACGCTCTGGACATCAAGCTGCTCACCCCGGCGAACGCCGAGGCGCTCTACCTCAAGCTCTTCTACATCGAGACCGGGTTCTGGAGCCTGCCGCGTCCGCTCGACGCGGCGATGTTCGACTTCGGCGTGAACGCCGGCACCGCCACGGCCGTGCGGCTCATGCAGAAGGCCATCAACACGCTGATCAACGAGCCGCTGAAGGCGGACGGCCTGCTCGGCCCGAATACGCGCCGCGCCATCGTACTGGCGACGAAGGCCGGCCCCCTGCTGACCAGGTTCCGCGAACAAGTCACCGCCCACTACCGCTACCTGGTCGCCAACAATGGTGAGCTGCAGCAGTTCCTGGGCGGCTGGCTGAACCGGGTCAAGGAGCTGGGCCGTGTCGGCTAAGCCTGTCGAGATCCCGGAAGTCCGATGGACCTGGCGCCGGGTCTTCTCGTTCGCGGCGCTGTTCCTGGTCGCCGAGCTAATGCGTCAGGCCATCGGCCGGATCGACGACCCGACCTCCCTTCGAACCATCGCCCTGTCGCTGAACCACACGATCTGGGTGGTCCTGTTCTTCTACCTCTGCGGCCCAACGGTCACCGACCTGGCCCGCATCATCGCCGCCGTTCGTGGCGGCGCCCAGCCGGAGAAAACCCCATGAAGGCCCTTGCCTTCCTTGCCCTGGCCATTGCGGCCTCGGGTCTCACCGCCTGCGGCAGCATCGCCAAGAACGCCCCGCCGATCATTGACGCGATCGACAAGGCCTACGAGCGCTGCGAACGCGACGTCACATACCAGCTGCAGGCGGGCGCGATGAACCCCGGCTCGGGCCTGATGGTGACGGGCAAGTACCACTGCCTGCCCAAGGTCACCGCGCCGGATCCCGCGCCGGCGCCGGCCGCCACCCCAACCTCGGGTGGGTGAGGCAGGTGACGGACTTCGCCGACGAGGCCCAGGAGATCGAGACCGCCGAGCGCGAGAGCGCTGTGGCCGAGATCCGCCGCAAGGCCACGCCGGCGGTCCGTGTCTTCTCGGAGTGCCTGGCCTGCGGCGATCCGATCGAGACGGACCGCCTAAAGGCCAACCCCAGCGCCCGCCGCTGTCTCATGTGTCAGGAGGCGTTCGAGCGCCTCCAGCTTCTACGTTCGAAAGGCTGACTGCGTGTCGTCGCTCATGAAGTACTGGCCGATCGCGGCGCTCATTATCCAGCTGGTCACGGCCTGGTTCTGCTGGTCGCTTCGCCAGCTGGCGACCGCCGAGGTCAAGAAGCTGGTGGACGCGGCCGTCGCCTCGCTCACCAGGGCCGACGAAGACGCCGAAGCGGCGCTCGACGATCACGAGACCCGGATCACGGTGCTGACCAAGGACGTTGAGGCGATCCGCCACGACATCGCCCAGCTGCCGACCAAGGCCGACCATGCGCGACTTGAGGGCGAGGTGAAATCGGTTGGAACGCAGGTCCAACGCACCGCCGCCGGCGTGGACCGGATCGAGAGCTATTTCCTGGCCAAGGGCGTGGAGCGCGGATGATGGCCTATCCCGAACACTTCGCCGCACACCTGCGGCTGACCGTCCTCCGCGTTCTGGCGGAGGCGCCGGCCTACAAGGCCAATGACAGCCTGCTGACCAGCGCTTGCGATCATGTCGGCGTTCCGGCGACGCGCGACCAGGTCCGCACCCAGTTGGCCTGGCTGGAGGAGAACGGCCTCGTCAGGCTAGAGAGGCCGATGGAAGGCCTCACGATCGCCACGGCCACCGAGCGCGGCCTTGACGTCGCCGCTGGTCGGGCGAACGCGCCTGGGGTGCAGCGCCCGTCTCCGAGGGGCTGAGCCATGCGCCCTTCGTCCATCGACCGCCTGCCCAAGGAAGTCCGGGAGCTGATCGGCAGCCTGCGTTCGGAAGGCGCGACGATCGACGAGATCATGGCGAAGCTCTCAGAGCTGAAGGCCGGGGTCTCTCGCTCGGCGTTGGGCAGGCACGTCAAGACGCTAGCCGAGGTCGGCGAGCGGATGCGCCGCTCCCGCATCATGGCCGAGGCCCTGACCGCGCGCTTCGGTGATCAGCCCGACAACCAGGTCGCCCGCATGAACATGGAACTCATGCACGGCATGGTCTTCGAGGTTCTCACGGCGGCCGCCGGCGCCGAGGATGAAGAGGGCGATCCGGTCACGCTTGACCCGAAGGCCGTGAAGTTCCTGTCCGGCGCGCTGAAGGATCTCGCCTCGGCCCAGAAGGTCGATGCCGATCGCGTCCTGAAACTCCGGGAAGAGTTTGCGAAGGAAGCCGCCGCCAAGGCCGAGACCGTGGCCAAGCAGCGCGGCATGTCGGCCGACACGATCGAGGCGATCAAGCACGCCGTCCTGGGTGTCGGCTGATGATCGAGTGCGGGCCGGATCTAAAGGTGAACCCTGCGTTCGTCGCATCTCTGGCCTGGGACAACCGCTCCTACGCCAACGGCCCTGGTGACAGCGTCTTGGTGATCACCATGCACGATGGGACCGAACACCGCGTCCGGCACTCGCACCGGTCCGCCTGGGGCGGCGTCGACGCGTATGCGGTCGAGAAGGCCATTTGCGCCGCGTTTGAGAAGCGGGGCGGCGCGCTATGAGGCGCTCCCCGAACGATCCGAGCGGAAAGCCCGATTGGGACAGGCTGAATGGCGAGGCGGCGTTGAGCCGCCTCGGTCGCGGCGACTTGCTCCTCGGCTATCAGGCCAGCACGCTCGAAGACCTCTACACCGGCACCGCGCTGCTGGTGATCGAGAAGAGCCGCCGTATCGGCCTGACGTGGGGCCTCGCGGCCTACGCCGTGATGAAGGCCGCCGCCCAGCCCTCGGCCGGCGGCATGAACGCCTGGTACATGGGCTACGACCAGGAGATGGCGCGGGAGTTCATCGACACCTGCGGCATGTGGGCCAGAGCGTTCGGCATGGCGGCCGAGGCGGCCGACGAGGAAATCCTGGAAGGCGACGGCGAGAAGGTGCAGGCCTTCCGGATCCGCTTCGCCTCGGGTTTCAAGATCGTGGCCCTGCCCAGCGTGCCGCGCGCGCTGCGCGGTAAGCAGGGCCTGGTCATCATCGACGAGGCGGCGTTCCACAAGGACCTGGTCGAGGTCATCAAGGCCGCGCTGGCCCTCCTGATGTGGGGCGGCCAGGTGGTCGTCGTCTCGACCCACGACGGCGCATCCAACCCCTTCAACCTGCTCCTGGACGACGTCCGCTGCGGCCGGCGCAAGGGCATGGTCAAGAAGATCACCTTCGACGACGCCATCGCCCAGGGCCTGTACGAGCGGATCGCCCTGGCCGCTTCGATCAAGGGCCGCGAGATCCTGCCCAAGGAGCTATGGATCAAGGACATCCGCGACACCTATGGCGACGACGCCGAGGAGGAGCTGGATTGCGTGCCCAAGGAAGGCGCGGGGTCCTTCATCAACCCGCAGGATCTCCAGGCCTGCGAACATCCCGACGCCGGCAAGCCCGAGCTGTACGCGGGCGGGCTCTGGTATCTCGGCCGAGACGTGGCCCGCCGTCGCGACCTGGCCGTGCTGCACGGCTACGAGCTGGTGGGCGACGTGCTCTGGCTGCGCGATCGCCACCTCTTCCAGAACACGAAGTTCAAGGTACAGGACGACGCGGCCGCCGCCCTGATCGCCCAGCGCCGGATGACCGCCTACTGGATCGACCAAAGCGGCATGGGCGAGAAGGTGGTCGAGGACGAGCAGGCCAAGTACGGCTCGACCCGATGCGTCGGCGTCCTCTTCACCGGACCTTCCCGGCTGGATCTCGCCATCGCCCTGAAGGACATGGTCGAGCAGTGCAGGATCCGGATCCCGCCGCTGCCGGCCATCCGGGCGGACTTCCGGGCGATCAAGAAGAAGGGCACCGCTGGCGGCGGCGTCAGCTTGGTCAACGCCACCGACGAGGTCCACGCCGACGAGTTCTGGGCGGCGGGCCTGGCATGCCGGGCCGCGAGCATGGGCGGGGTCGTCGCGCCCGAGGCGCTCACCTCTGGCTTCACCGGCGCGCCGCCGGGCTTCCACGGCGCGGGCCTTCTGGACCCCTACGATCAACCCCTCGACTTCTCGGGCTTCATCTAATGGCCACCACCGATCCCAAGACCCAGGAAGCCACCACGCCTCCCGCGCCCGAGCTGCGCGAGGTGGCGATCAGCGTCGCCGGCGTCGACATCACCATCCCGTTCATGGGCGCGCTGCGTGAGATCCAGGACACCGTGCTGGCGCGGCTCGGGAACAACTACGCCGCCTACCGCGAGCTGCGGCGCGACGACCAGGTCCATGCCTGCTTCCAGCAGCGCCGCCTGGCGCTGACCTCCCGGCCGGTGCTGGTCAAGGCCGGCGCGGACGACGCGGCCTCGATCGCGGCCGCCGACTTCATCCGCGAGAACCTGGCGCAGATCCCGTTCGACAGGACCTGCGGCATGGCGCTGTGGGGCGCGTTCTACGGCCACGCGGTGACCGAGTGCATGTGGGAGCGCCGAGACGGCAAGATCTGGCTCGGCAAGCCCAAGGTCCGCGTGCCCTGGCGCTTCCGCTACGCCACGGACAACAGCCTGCGGATGCTGACCAGGACGAACCGCGTCCAGGGCGAGCCGCTGCCCGATCGCAAGTTCTGGACCACCAGCTGGGGCGCGGACAACGACGACGACCCCTACGGACTGGGCCTGGCCCACCAGCTCTACTGGCCGGTGTTCTTCAAGAAGCAGGGCCTGTCGTTCTGGCTGCGGGCCCTGGAGAAGTACGGCGCCCCGTCGACCTACACGAAATACCCGGCCACCGCCGACGCCGACCTGAAGAAGCAAGCCCTGGCCGTGGCCCAGCGGCTGCGGGCCGATGGGGCGGCCGCGATCCCGGAGGGCATGGAGGTCCATCTCCTCGAGGCGGCGCGCGGCACGGTCGACCAGGCCACCTTCCTGCGCCAGATGAACGCGGCGATCGCCAAGATCATCCTCGGCCAAACCATGACGACCGACGATGGGGCCAGCCTGTCGCAGAGCCAGGTCCACATGGAGGTCCGCGAGGAGCTGACCGACGCGGACGCCGAGCTGCAGTGCGAGAGCTTCCAGAACGGCCCGGCCGCCTGGCTGACCGCCTGGAACTTCCCAGGCGCGCGCACGCCGCTGATCACCCGGCCCAGCCCCGAGGACGAGACGGCGATCGCCGAGCTGCTGGAGAAGAAGGGCAAGGCGGTGAAGGCCCTGCGTGACGCTGGCCTGGAGCCCGAGAACGACGAGGTCATCGCCTCGATCGTCGGGCCCGGCTGGCGACTGGCGGCGAAGCCTACCCCGCCGCCGGCGGCGTCTCCCGCCTTCGCCGAGGCCAGCCCGCGCGACGCCGTTGACGACTATATCGACGCCATGGACTGGGAGGAGGTCGCCCGGCCGTTGCGCGACCAGGTCGTCGCCTTCGTCGAGGGCCAGCCGGATCTGCAGGCCGCCGCCGACCAGCTCGGCGCGCTTCTCGCTGATCCCGCCGGCGCCCAGCTGGTCGAGAAGCTGGGGCGGGTGCTCTTCGAGGCCCGCGTCGGCGGCCGCGCCGGCGCCGCTCTGTCGGCCGGCATGGCCCAGGCCGACGCCGACCGCGCATGACCGGCGTCATCGAGTTCAAGGCCAGGCCGCCCGCCCAGGCCGTCGACTACCTGGAGAGCAAGGTGGTCGGCGGTCGCTTCTCGTTCGACTGGAAGGACGTCCAGCGCGAGGAGCACCTGGTCTCGTTCGTGGTCGCCAAGGCGATGGCGCGCGACATCCTGGTCGACATCCACTCCGGCCTGGTCGAGGCGATCAAGACCGGCAAGAGCCGTGAGCAGTTCGTCAAGGACCTGACACCACTGCTGCAGGCCAAGGGATGGTGGGGCAAGGCGCTGGCCACGGATCCGGCCACTGGCGAGACCCAGCCGGTCCAGCTGGGCTCGCCGCGCCGGCTGCGGACGATCTTCGAGACCAACATGCGAATGGCCCACGCGGTCGGCCGCTGGGACCGGTTCATGGCCTCTGCCAGCACGCGCCCCTTCCTGACCTATCACCACACCCCGCAGGAGAACCCGCGCCTGGAGCATGTGGCCTGGGATGGCGTCACCCTGCCGATCGGCCATGAGTTCTGGAAGACGCACTTCTGTCCCAACGGATGGGGCTGCAAATGCTTCATCACGTCGGAACGGGCCGGCGCCGCGGTGACGTCCGAGGAGGAGCTGAACCGGGTCGGCGCCTATGACACCAAGCCCTGGACCAACAAGCGGACCGGCGAGACGCGCGAGATCCCCGAGGGCGTGGATCCGGGCTTCGACTACAACGTCGGCCAGGCGCGGCTGGCCAGCTTCGTCCCGCCGGCCGCGCCCGAACGCCAGCGCCCCTACGTCCAGGGCGAGCGCATGCCTCGCGCCTTGCCCAACGTCCGCCAGGCCCGGAGCCTGCCATCGGGCGTCCAGCTGCGCCCGGATCTTGGCGGGGCCGACGCTCAAACCGTCTTCGAAGCCTTTTCCAAGGTGCTTGGAAAGGGCGAGGGCGAGGTGTTCATCGACGCCGCCCAGGTGCCGGTGGTGGTCGGCCGGCGGATGTTCGAGCGCCACACCGCCGCCGGGGCCAGTGTCGCCGCCAAGGAGCACCTGGCCGGGCGGGCGGCCTATGCCGAGATCCTGGCCAACACGCTGAAGAGCCCCGACGAGATCTGGCACTCGATCCAGAGCCGCGAGGACGGCTCGTCGGTCTTTGTCCGCAACTACGTCTCCTGGATCAAGAGCGGCGATGGCCGGGAAGCCTTCGTCGTCAGCTTCCACGAGCGGGACGGCGTCTGGTGGGGGGCGACCGCCTATCCGCCCGGCAACCGGGGCAAGGCCCGCGACCAGCGCACCCAGACCGACGCTGGCTTCCGCGTCGGCGCTCTGGTCTACGCCCGGAAATGAAAGACCCCCGCGCGGGGCGCCGCCGGGGGTCGTGTCGGTCTGTTTGGACCCCGCATCCGCCGGGATTGGACCGCTCCTAGAATTTAGGGCCGTAGGGGCGGCTTGTCGATAGGGCCGCCCGGATGGCCGTGATGTGGCGTTCTACGCCTTCCACGGCGTTCTACGGCGTTCCAGGGCGGTGGCGAAGGCGGATCGGGGGATCGCGATCGGCGATCAATGGCCGGGCTGGCGAGACCCCGACATCTGTCGGGTGCGAAGGCCTCGGCGACACTCTCGATATTGGGGGCTCAACGGACGCGCTGTCCACCCCGTTCCTGAGCCCCGATCGAGATCATGTCGAGCAGCACCGAAGTCGCTAGCCCCGAGCGTAACCCGATATTCCGTGCTGGCCGCCATCGGGCTATGGACGGCCGCTATTACACCTTCAGCGAAGCCGACGTCGCGGCCATCGCCTCCAGCTACGACCCTTCGATCCATCAGGCGGCCTATGTTCTGGGCCATCCCAAGACCGACGCCCCGGCCTGGGGCTGGGTCGACAAGCTGGAGGTCGAAGACGGCCAGCTGGTGGCCGTCGCCGGCAACATCGATCCGGCCTTCGCCGAGGGCGTGGCTGCGGGCCGCTACCGCTTCCGCTCGGCGGACTTCTACCCCCCGAACGACCCGGCCAACCCCAAGCCCGGTCAATACTACCTGCGCAGCGTTGGCTGGCTAGGCGCCGAGCCACCCGCGATCAAGGGCCTGGGCGCTGCCTTCAGCGAGACCGCCGAGGCCGAGCCGATCTCGTTCGGCGAGACCGAGCTGAACCTGTCCTGGCTGGCGGGCAACGTCGCTGATGGCTTCCGCCAGCTGCGCGACTGGATCCTGGGCAAGTGGGGGCAGGAGGAGGCCGACAAGGCGCTCTCGTCCTGGACGGACCGTGCCGCCACCCAGATCGCCGCCGATGTGCGCGCCGAAGCCCGCGCCGAGCCGGGCGCGGCCTTCTCCGAGGCTCCGACCGTCGATCCCGAGGCGGCCGCCGCCCTGGACGCCCGCACCGCCGCCCTGGATGCGCGCGAAGCGGCCCTGACCGAGCGCGAGAGCCGCATCCAGGCCGACCAGGTCGCCTTCTCCGAAGCCGCCCGCGCCGCCGCCCGCGAGGACGACAGCGCCTTCGTCAACGGCCTGGTGAGCGCCGGCCAGCTGCCGCCGGCCTATGCCGACCAGGTCCGCACGCTCCTGGGCGTGCTCGATGGCGACCAGGCCATCTCGTTCGCCGAGGGCGAGGCCGGTCCGCGCGACCAGCTGCGCCAGCTGCTGAGCGGCCTTGGCCAGGCGATCGTCTTCTCCGAGCTCGCGCCGGCCGGCGACGTCCGCTTCGCCGAGAACCAAACCGCCGAGCAGATCGCCGTGCAGATCCGCGACGAGCAGGCCCGCGCCGCCGAGCGGGGCGAAACCCTTTCCGCTTCTCAAGCCGCCGCCCGCCTGGGCCGCTGAACCAAGGACTGATCTCATGCAGAGCGCTCGCGCCCGCACCTACATCGCCGGCGGCGCCATCTCGGCCCGCTCTTTCGTCAAGTTCTCCGCCGATAGCGTGGTGGTCGCGGCCACCGGCCCGACCGACGACATCATCGGCATTAGCGCCGAGTTGGACGTCGCCCAGGGTGAACGCGTCGACGTCTACCGCGCCGGCTCGGCCGAGCTGAAGCTGGGCGGGAACGTCACGCGCGGCGCGCCCCTCACCGCCGGTGCTGCGGGCGTGGGCGTGACCGCCGCGCCGGCCGCCGGCGTCCGCAACCGCCACGGCGCGTTCGCCGAGGTGTCCGGGGTCTCGGGCGACATCATCGATGTCGAGATCGAACTCGGCTTCATCACCGGCTGATCCCAGCCGCTCTCCCTTTAGCCCTCACTTCACCAGGACCCCGATCCCATGGCTGCTACGCCTTTCCCGATCGACGAAACCCGGACCGGCATCGCGCTGGCCTACAAGAACGAGGAGATGATCGCCGACCAGGTGCTCCCCGTCGTCACGCCTGTGCCGAAGAAGGAGTTCACCTACCTGAACTACCCGATCGCCGAAGGCCTGACGGTGCCGGACACCAAGATGGGTCGCCGGTCGGAAGCCAACACGATCTCGCTTTCGGCCACCGAAACGCCCTCGTCGACCGACGACTACGCTCTGTCGGACCTGGTTCCGAACAGCGACGTCGACAACGCCCCCCAGGGCTACGACCCGCTGAACCACGCCACCGAAACCGTCACCGACCTGATGATCCTGGACCGCGAAGTCCGGGTCGCCGGCCTGGTCTTCGCTCCCGCCACTTACGGAGCGGGCAACAAAGCGCAGCTGGCCGGGAACTCGCAGTGGAGCGACTTCGCCAACAGTGACCCCTTCCAGTACATCTGGAACCTTCTGGACGTCCCAACCCTACGGCCGAACCTGGGCGTCTTCGGCCAGCCCGTCTGGAACAAGCTGGCCATTCACCCCAAGATGATCGCCGGCGTCTACGGTTCGGCCTCGACGCGCGGCAAGGTGCTGCTGGCCGACCTGGCCGACGCGCTGGAGATCCCCAAGCTGATCGTGGGCAAGGCCCGCGTGAACACTGCCAAGAAGGGGCAGGTCGCCAACCTCAACCGCGCCTGGGGCAAGCACGCTGCCTTCCTGCACGTGAATGCGCTGGCCAACAACCAGCGCGGCATGAGCTTCGGCATGACCGTGCCGCAGGGCCGGCTGCGCCAGGTCCGCGTGATCGATGAGCCGAAGATCGGCATCGGGGGCTCCCAGCGGGTCCAGGTCGAGAGCCAGGTCAAGGAGCTGATCTCGGCGCCCGACTGCGGCTTCTTCGTCCAAGACGCGGTGGCCTAACGACCATGCGCATCCGGATCACCACCATCGCCCTGGACCACAACGGCCGCATCTTCGCCGAAGGCGCTGTGGTCGAGGGCGTCACCCTCGACGACGGCGAGACCTACGCCGACGACGAGATCCCCATGGAGCTGGCCAAGGCGCGCCTTGCCGCCGGCTCCGCCGAGCCGGTCATTGACGGGGTCACCACGATCTCGCCGGCCGCCTCGGACGCCATCGCCAAGGTGGCGGCCTCGGTCGAGAACTTCCGGGTCGCCAAGGCCGCCTTCCTGGACGCCGCCGAGAACGGCACGGACAGCGACAAGCTGGCCCTTGCCGAGGCCATCAAAGGCTTGGGCCCCGAAATGGACGACGACCATCGGGCGCGCATGTCGGCCTTCGACGAGCAGGTCGGAAAGATCCGCGCCGACATGGACAAGGCCGCCGCCGAGAAGCCCAAGCGCGCGCGCCCCAAGGCTGGCCAGGCCTGATGTCCTACGCCGTCGTCTCTCAGTTCGTGGCGCTGGTCGGGGAGGCCGAAGCGCGCGCGCTCGCCACCCCGGTCGCGCCGGCGACGGGGTACGACGCGACCAAAATCCAGGGTGCGCTCGACCGGGCGTCGGCCACCCTGGACAGCTATTTCGCCACCAGGTTCACGGTGCCGCTCGCGCCGGTTCCCGACATCGTCGCCACCAACGCCTGCGTCCTGGCCCGCGAAGAGCTGGACCGGCAGGGCCGCGACTTCGTGGTCAAGGCCGCCGACCGGGTCCGCGCCTGGGCCAAGGACGTGGCCGCCGGCCGCGCCACCCTGGGCGTCACCGCCGGCAGCGACCAAGCCCCGACCGCCACCCCCGGTGGCGGCGAGGTTCTGATCTCCGCGCCCGACCGCGTCTTCGACGACGCCGGCCTGGCCCCGTTCCTGGGCGGCTGCTGATGAGCGTCGCCCTCACCATCACGGTCGACGACATCGCCGTCGTCTCGGGCCTGAGCAAGATGAAGGCGCGGGTCGATGACCTGGGCCCCGTCCTAGCCGACATCGGCGCGGAGCTGGAAAGCTCGACGGTCAAGCGCTTCGTCACCAACGTCGCGCCCGATGGCGTGCCGTGGCCGCCCTCGGCCCGCGCCAAGGCGACCGGCCGGCCGACCCTGGTCCAGTTCGGCGACCTGCGTGACAGCATCCACTACGTGGTCGACGGCGACGCGGTCGAGGTCGGTTCGAACCTGGTCTATGCCGGCATCCACCAGATGGGCGGCACGATCACCGCCAAGGGCAAGGCCCTGGCCTTCACGCTGCACAATGGCGCCTTCGTCATGACCAAGAGCGTGACGATCCCGGCGCGCCCCTATCTGGGCCTGTCGTCGAACGACAACGTCGCCGTGCTCGACATCGTCGGCGAGCACCTGGCCCGCGCTGCGGTGGGCGTCCGATGATCGGTTTCTACGACACCGTGGCCGCGCGCCTGGCCGACACCGATCGCTGCCCGGCCGTCCTTCAGGTCGCCACCGGCATGGACGCCAAGGCCGCCGCCGAGACGCTGGCGCTGGGCGCCGACGTCACCGCCCTGGTGACGCCGCTCTCCGACGACGCCGCGCCCGTCAACCATGCCGCCATGGCGGTCACCCAGGTCGAGGAGTGGATCTTCGGCGTGACCATGGCGCTCGTCTTCCCCGGCGGCTTCCCCCAGTTCGAAGCCGCCAAGGAGCAGATCAAGGCCGCCCTGCGCGGCTGGACGCCGGATGGCGCGGCCAGCGCCGTTCAGTACGCCGGCGGCCAAACCCTTCAGTACTCGGTAGGCGAGGACGGCGGCCGCTGGCTGCACCTCCTGCGCTTCCGCGTGCGCGTCCACGTCACCTACGGAGCCCAATCGTGAGCGAAGTCGATCCCCGGGTCGTGCCCGGCACCTTTGAACGTGAAGCCGATGGCGAGGTGTTCGTCCGCACGGACGAGCCGACCAAGCCGGCCGAAGCCAGCCAGGGCGCGCCCGAGCTGGAGCTGGCCGAGCTGGAAGCCATCGTCGAGGCTAGCAAGGCCTCTGGCTTTCCGCCGCCGCCCCAGGTGGCCGCCGCCATCGAGGCCGCCAAGGCGCGGTCCAACGAAGCCGCCGCCGAGGCCCGCCGCCAAGCCCGCGCCGCCTCGGCCGCCCCCAAGCCGGCCCCCGCGCCGGTCGAAACCAAGGAGTAGGCCGACATGGCTGACCGTCAGCTTCTGCAGATCAAGCAGGAAACCACCGAAGGGACCGACGCCGCCCCGACCGCGACCGACGTCGTCTGGGCCGAGGGCGTCCAGTTCACGCCCAAGGGCGATCGCGGCAAGACCACGGTCGACAAGCCGGGTGTTGGCCCGGTCGCGGGCAAGCTCACCGGCCAATACGGCGAGCTGACCTTCAGCGTTCCCCTGACCGCCTCGGGCACCAAGGGCACCGCGCCGAAGTGGGGCTTCCTGGCCAAGTTCTGCGGCTTCACCGAGACGATCGTCGCCACCACCTCGGTCACCTACGGCCTGGCGGCGGATCCGAGCGCCTCGCCCTCGGGCACGATCGCCTGGCGCGAAGGCCGCCGGACCCACAAGCTGACCATGGCGCGCGGCCGCATGGGCCTGAAGTTGGACGAGAACCAGCGCCCGATGCTGACCTTCTCGTTTAAGGGCCTGAAGACGGCTGTCGCGGATGGGGCGGTGATCGCCCAGGCCGACGCCACCTGGACCGGCTGGGTCGACGCTCTGCCGATCACCCAGGGCCGCACCACCTTTACCGTCGCGGGCGCTTCGGCTCCGTTCCGCAGCCTCTCGATCGACCAGAGCGACAACGTCGTGTTCAGCGACCGCCCCAACCAGAAGCGCATCGATCTGGTCGGCGAGCGGACGTTCACCGGCAAGCTGAAGTGCGGGACGCTGCTGCCCAGCGTGCTGAACTTCGAAACCCTGGCCGAGAACGACACGATCTCGACCCTGGCGCTGGTTCACGGCGCGACGGCGGGGAACATCATCACCGTCAACGCCCGCTTCCAGAACGGCGAGCCGAGCTACAGCGACGACAAGGGCCTGGACGTCACCGACGTCGATCTGAGCCTCGTCCCGACGGCGCTCAACACCGACGACGATCTCTCGATCGCCCTGACCTAGCGCGCGCCCGCGCCACCTATTCGAGCGGGCGCGGGGACCTCTCCGCGCCCGACTTGTGACCGCAGTTCAACCCCCTGAAGGACCATGTTCCATGTCCGTGAAATTCGACTTCAAGAGCCTCGACGAGGCGTTCGAGTGCGCCTGGCCGGTGAGCATCCCGGTGCCGCAGCCGGGCGGCACGGTGCAGGCGCAGGAGATCACCGCGATCTTCAAAATCCTGTCGGAGAAGGATGTCGCCGCCGCCCTCTCGGAAGAGGCGGTCGCCAAGGATCCCTGGTCCTGGGTCAACGCCTTTTGGGTTGGCCTGGAAGGCGAGGAGCTGACGCCCGAGCTGCGCGACAAGATGGTGCGTCGCGTCTACGTCCGCACCGCGCTGATCAACGCCTACCAGAACTTCGTCCAGGGCATCCCGGCAAAAAACTGACCGAGGCGGCCCGGCTGATCGCCACGGGCCGCCGCGAACAGTCCGAGCTGGTGACGGCGGAGATCGAGAGCATGCTCGAAGATCTCCGCGCCTTCGGCTACCCGGCGGCCGAGATCCAGAAGGCGGCCGATGACCTGATGGCCCAGCGTCGGGCGCCGGATGCGTTCGCGGTTCATCCGCACAACGTCTTCGCCGTCCGCCTCTTCCTGGCAATGCAGACCCAGTGGTCGGCCGTGGCGCTGTCGACCATGTCGGCCGCCAGGTTCATGCGCACCGGCCTGAAGTACGAGGTTCTGGAGACGGCGGCGCGCCTGGCGGGTCTGGGGGAGATCTCGGCCGACGACTTCATCCGCATCCGCAACATGGAAATCGACGCCCTTGAAGCCTGGGCGGAGGCCACCGCTTGACCGATCTCGTCGCCCGTCTTCGCCTTGAAGCCAGCGCCGGTAACACCAGCCAGGTGCTGGGCGCGGTCGCGCGTGAGACCGCCCAGGTCGGCACTGCCGGGACCAAGGCAGCCGCCGGCATGCGCGACGCCCAGACGGCCACCGCCGGCTTCGAGCGGTCCGCCAGCGGCGCGCGCGCGGCCGGCGCGGCGCTGGGCGCGGCGCTAGGCCTGATCGGTGGTCGCGAACTGGCCAACCAGCTCAAAGATGCGGCCTTTGCGGTCAATGGTCTAAGCACCGGTCTTTCCGCCGTCACTGGCGGCGCCTACGGCGCAGCGGATGCCCAGGCCTTCGTCCGCGAGCAATCCGAGCGCCTCGGGCTGGTGATCCGCGAAAGCACCGCGGGCTACCTTCAGCTGGCGGCCGCGACCAACGGCACCGCGCTCGCCGGCCAGAGGACCAAGGACATCTGGCTTGGCCTGAACGAAGCCGGCACGGTTCTGAACCTCTCCCAGGAGAAGCAGAAGCTGGCGATGGAGGCGATCAGCCAGATCGCCAACAAGGGCGTGGTCAGCCAGGAGGAGCTGCGCCAGCAGCTGGCCGAAAGCCTGCCCGGCGCCTACCAGGTCGCCGCCCGCGCCATGGGCAAGACCACCCAGGAGTTCGGCAAGCTGGTCGATAGCGGCAAGCTGCTCTCCGAGGACTTCCTGCCTAAGTTCGCCGCCCAGCTCTCCAAGGAGTTTGGTCCGAAGGTCGATGCGGCGCTGACAAAGCCGATCGGTCAGGCGCGCCTGGCCTTCGCCGACTTCAAGAATACCACCGACGGCCTGACCGCCACCGCCGGCTCCGCCTTCCTGGAAGGGCTCACCAGCGGCCTGCAGGCGCTCAACGCCGAACTGGGCTCGGCCGATGCCAAGGAAGCCGCCAAGGCCTTTGGCAAGATGCTCGGCGAAGGTCTCAGCACGGCCGCCCAGGGCGCGGCTTTCCTGGTCGACCACCTGGAGACGGTCCAGGCCGTCGCCGGCGCCGTAGTGGCGATCGGCCTAGCCAAGTGGCTGGTCTCGACGGCGACCGAGGCGCGCGGCGCGGCCGCTGCGTATCTCGCCAAGGCCGAGGCCGCCAAGGCGTCGGGCGCGATCTCGGTCACGACGGCCCAGGGCGAGGTCGTCGCGGTCACCTCGCTGCGCGGCGCGATCGTCGCGGCGGCCCAAGCCGAGGTCGCCGCCGCCGCCTCGGCCCGAGACCTGGCCCTGGCCAATGAGCAGGCGGCCGCTGCTTCCCTGGCCCAAGCCCGCGCCCAGGCCGCCAACCTAGCCTCGACCCTGTCGCTGGCCGAAAAGCAGGCGCTGGTCGCGGCCGCCGAGCGCGAGCTGGCCACGGCCCAGACGGCCACGGCGGCGGCCTCCGCGCGGGCGCAAGTGGCCGCCAGCGCGCTGGCAACGGCGACGACCGCCGGCGGCGCGGCCGCCCAGGGCGCGAAGGCGGTGTTTGGCGGCCTGATGGGCCTTCTTGGCGGCCCCTGGGGTGTGGCGCTGTTGGCCGCCGGCGCGGCCGTCGCCTATGTCGGCAAGGAGATCGCGGAAGCCGACGCCCGGGCGCGCGAGGCCTACGCCACCCAGAACCAGTATGCGACCGCCATGGCCCAGGCGGCCGACGCTCTGGGCGACGCGGCGACCAACACCCGCGTGTTCGGCGCCGACACGGCCAACGCCGTCGATCCGACCGACAAGCTGACCGGATCCACGCGCCAGCTGACCGACCAGACCCTGAAGCTGGCCGACGCCCGCCGCCAGGCCGCCCTCGCGGCCCTCCAGGAGACCGACCAGAAGCTTCGTGGCGAGCTGAAGGACCTGGATCGAGGCGGGCGGGTGGTGAAGGTCCAGACCGGCGTCGCGCCCGACGGCTCGCCGGTCTTCAGCCAGATCCTGGCCTCGGCCCGCCGCGACCAGCTCAACGACGAGCTGGCGGCGAACATGTCCGCGCGGATCCAGCTGGCGATCGCCAAGCCTGCTCCGGAGGCGAAGCCGCCGGCGGCGACGACCGTCACGACGGCGGACAAGGACACGCTGCGCGCCCAAGCCAGATCCGGCGACCTGGAAGCCGCGCGCCTAGCCCAGGAGGCCTACACCCGAGCGCTCATCGCCGGCGGCGTCGCCGAGGACGAATGGAAGGTCAAGGAGGCCGGCCGGCAGGCCGTCGAGCGCCTGGCACTTGCCGACCGGCCGAAGCTCACCGCCGCAGAGCAGGCCCTGGTCGCGCAGATCCGCGAGCGGGCGGAGGAGACAGAGCGTCTCAAGATCGCCAACGAGCGGATCGAGAGGGCTATCGGCCTGCAGAAGGCCGCAGAGGCCGACACCCTGGCCCTGCAACGCCGGTCTGCGGCCGCCATCGAGGGCGAGGCCGCATTCGAAGCCCTGCAGGTCAAGGAGGCCGGTCTAGAGGCGCTGCAGCAGCTGGGCGTTGATACGCTCGATCAGCTGACCGGCGCGACCCTGGACCATGCCAAGGCCGCTGTGGCGGCCGCCGAGGCCAAGGAGAAACAGTCGATCGCGACGGCCAAGGTCGACCGTGTCGCCGCCCAGATCCGCGACCTGAACGACCGCACGGCCTCGGAGATCGGCTACGCCCGTGCCCTGGCCGGCGGCACTGAGGCGCTGGTCGCCTACCAACGCCAGGAGTTTGAACGCCAGGAGATCGAGCGCGCCGGCAAGACCCTGACCGACGACCAGGTCGCCGCGATCCGCGCGAAGGCCGCCGCCCTGTTCGCCGCCCGCGCGGCCGCCGACAGCGCCGACCTGACCCGCCGCCAGGCCGAGGAGCTGCGTCTGGCGCAGATGACCAACGCCGAGCGCGCCATCGAGGAGCGCTATCTTCAGCGCAAGTCGCTGCTGCTCGCCGAGCATGCCGACTGGACCCGGGAGGAGGTCGACGCCCGCGCCCGTGCGCTGGCTCTGGCCGACGAGGCCGCCGCCCAGGACGCCAGGGCGATCGGCGACCTGAAGGACGGGCTGCGCAAGGCCTTCGTTGAGAGCGGCCGCTTGGGCTTCGAGGACGTCGGAGACTTCGTCGAGCGCCGCCTTCGCGAGGCCGTCTACAACGCGCTGCTGGCCGAACCGATCGACATCCTGATCAACGCCGTCGTCGGGTCGGTGTCGGGCATGAACGCGTTGGCTACCGGCAGCGGCCTGGGCCAGCTCGGCGGCGCGGCGGGCCTCGGCTCGCTGTTCACCTCGGCTGGGGCGCTGAAGGGCCTGTCGTCCGTCGTCGGCCAGACCTCGCTCGATGTGCTCGGCAAGTTGGGCTACTCCGGCCTGGGCGCCGCCAAGCTGGCGGGCGGCATCGGGTCGGCCTTCGGTGGCGCGGGCACCGGCATGCTGGTCTCTTCCGTGGCCGGTCTGCTGGGCATGAAGCAGTCCTCGGGCAACCAGATCGGCGGGGCGATCGGCGGCGCGATCGGCAGCTTCATCCCGATCCCCGGCGGCGCGATTTTGGGCTCGATCACCGGCAACCTGATCGGCGGCCTGATCGGCGGCAAGGAGAGCAACCACGCCGCCGTCGCCACACTGGACGCCAAAGGCAACGTCGTCTCGATGGACGGCGCCAAGCGCACCGATCAGACCACGGCGGCCGCCCAGCAGGTCGCCCAGGCCGTCGCCCAGATCCAGGCCGCCCTGGAAGCCGGCGGGGCCAAGCTGACCGCCACGGTCAGCAGGATCGACATCGGCACGCGTGACAGCACGCACCTCAACTTCAGCAACGGCCAGTCGATCGACACGGCCGTCGGCGATGTCTCGGCGGCGATCGACGCGGCGACCAAGACCATCCTGGCCAACGCCAAGTGGGCGACCGAAGCCCAGACCGCCTACGCCCAGAAGATGCTGGCAGCCGGGGCCACGATCGACCAGGTCGTCCAGGCTTTGCAGGTAGCGGGCAGCTTCGCCAGCACGATCGACGACGCGATCGCCCAGCTGACCGACCCGGCCGCCTACGCCAAGAAGCAAGCCCTGGATGCGATCGACGCCAACTACCAGGCGCTCAAGAAGCAGGCCGAAGACCTGATCTCGGCCGGCCTGGCCACCGGCGACGTCCTGGGCAAGCTCAACCAGCTGAAAGACCTCCAGGTCGCCGACGCCCTCAAGCGCCTGGGGACTGCGGCCGACGACACAGCCGACGCTCTGAAGGAGGCGGCGGCGGCTCAGAAGGCGGCCGCGGATTTCAGCACCGGCGTCGACGACGCGATCCTGCAGTTGACCGATCCGCTGCAGGCCAAGATCCAGAAGATCAACCGCGACTATGAGGCCAAGGTCGAAGAGGCCAAGGCGATGATCGCGGCCGGCCAGCTCTCCGCGACCGTCCTGGACAATCTGGCGCGCCTGAAAGACCTGCAGATAGCCGACGTCATGAACGACCTGGCCGGTTCGGTCGAGGTCGTCACCGATGTCTTCGCCGAGGCGCGGCCGCGCCTGCAGGCCTGGCTGGACAGCCTGGGCGTGGGGGCCAACTCGCCGCTGAACGCCGGCGAGCAGCGCCAGGCCGCCATGGCCAGCTATGAGCGCGTGCTCGAGCGCGCCCGGGCCGGCGATGCCGACGCCCTCTCGCAGGTCACGGGTCTGGCCGACCAACTGCTGTCGGCCGACCGGACCGCCACCTCCAGCGCCACCGATCGCCTGGCGCTATACAACAAGATCCAGGCCGACATTCAGGGCCTGGCGGCGCGGAGTGGGGCGGCCGTCGGCGCGTCGCCCCAGCTCGCCGAGGCGCGCAAGTCCAACGACCTACTGAAGACCCTGACCGAAAGCCTGGATCCGAAGTTGATCGCCCTTCGCCCGCCGGCGCCGATGGAGGTCAAGCTCTCGCCTTGGCTCCAGAAGATGCACAAGGACAATTCGGGCGAGCAGACCAAGGTCCTGAAGGAAGTTCTGGATAAGCTGGTCGAGGTCGCGGAAGACACCCGGAAGACCACTAGCGACGGCCTCCAAGCCCTGGAGAAGAGCCTGGTCGACGGCGTCGCCGGCGTGATTGCGGCCGAGGGGCAGACGGCGGCGGCTGTCGGCGGGCTGGCCGGCCAGCTGGGCGCGCTGGAGCGCAGCCAGACCCTGACCAGCGCCTACCTCCGCATGTCGACGGCCCGCTGATGTCCGAGATCGTCATCCTGGTCGAGGTGGACGTCACGGCCCCGGGCGGCGCGACCACCACCCTGCGCTTTTCCGACCGCGCCATCCGGCCGCTGCCGCCGACCGACGCCATGCGCCCCAACAGCAAGTGGGACGGCCGCCTGGCCGCGCCGCCGGCGGTGCGCCGCGCCCTGGTCGAGGACATGGGCTCGTTGACGGCAGGCTGGGGTGTTGGCCAGCTGCAGCTGCTGAATGGCGACGGCGCCCTGGACGCCTATCGCGGGCATGGCTGGGGCGAGGTCCGTGTCTATCGCTGGATCGAGGGCGCGCCGTTCAGCGAGGCTCAGCCGCTGTTCTCGGGCCAGGCCGCCACGCCCGTCTATGACCGCTCGGCCAAGCGCGCCGCGCCGGTGTCGGCCAGCTTCTACGACCCGCGCGTCGAGATGGACCAACCGATCCAGGTCAACCTCTATGGCGGCGGCGGCGGCTACGACGGACCGGTCGAGCTGAAGGGCCGCGCCAAGCCGCTGGCGTTCGGCGACCTGTCCGACGCGCACGTCCCCGCGCCGCGCGTCGATGCTGCCCATGGCGTCCACCAGCTGCACGACGGCGCGATCAGCGTCCTGACCGGCGTCTTCGATCGAGGCGACAACGCCGGCTTGGTCAGCGACGGCGACAAGGTCGGCGCGGTCTTCGACGGCTTCACGCCCGCCGCCGCCCACTACGCCACCGACAAGGGGCGCGGCCTGTTCAAGGCCAACACCAGCCCGGTCGGGACCGTCACCTTCGGCCTCAAGGGCGACGCCACGCCGACCTATGTCGAGACCGCCGGCCCGATCATCGCGCGGTTGCTGGCGCGCCTGGGCGTGCCGGCTGGGCGGATCGGCGCCAGCGTCGCGGGCCTGGCCGCCGCCGCGCCGATCGGCGTCTTCGACCAAACCGCCAGCCAAGGGCGCGACCTGATCGGCTGGGTGGCCAGGTCCGCGCCGGCGGCGGTGCTGCCGGGCCGGGATGGCGTCTGGGGCGCGACCCTGATCGCGCCGCCTAAGGCGATCGCCGACTACGCCATCGACCCCTATGACATCGTCGACCTGATCGAGGATCCCAGCGTGCCGCCGCCGGCCGGGGTGATCCGCGTCGGCTGGGGCCGGATCTGGACCACGTTCCGGGCCGAGGACGTCGCCCCGGCGATCAACGGAACTGCGGCGGCCCTGCGCCTGGAGACCGAGTACCGTTACGCCCAGGTCGAGGACGCCGCCGCCAAGGCGCGCGGCCCCGGCGCCTGGCGCACCCTGCAGCTGGAGACCGCCCTGCGGACCGAGGCCGACGCCGTGGCCCTGGCCGGCCAGCTCAAGGCGCTGTTTGGCCTGCGGGCCGATGGCCTGCCGCGCACCCAGTGGACGGTGCAGATCCCGATGACCGCCGCGTCGCTGGCCGTGCCGCTCGGGGCGACCGTGCGCCTGATCTATCCGCCGCGCGGGATCGATGACCGCTTCATCCTGCTGGCCGAGGAGCCGGCCCGGCCCAGCCGCGACTTCACCACCTGGACCTTGTGGGGTTGACCATGGACATCCTCGGCCAACTCATCGACGTGAACCTGGCGCTTGAGGCCACCCTGACCGGCGGCGACTGCGTCCCGAGCCTGCCGCTCACCAACCTGCAGATCCCGGTGGGCGAGTTCCTTAAGAGCCCCGCGCGCTTCGCCGACGCCACCAACCTGGCCGGCACGAAGTTCGAGGCCGAGCTGCCATGGGCGCAGTCGGTCAATGTCGTCGGCCTGCTCTTCACGACGCTGAGCCGCCGCGCGCTTTTCCGCCTCACGATCGCCGGGGCTGATGGCGACCTGGCCGCGCCCGTCTACCAGAGCGATTGGACGCCCGTCGTGCCGCGCCTCTGGCAATCGGAGGATCTCGACTGGGGCGCGCCCAACTGGTGGACCGGCCAGCCGCTCGCGCGCGAGCTAGACCTCTATCCGCGCCACCGCTGGATGCCGCTGCCGACACGCACCCTGTGCCGCCGTCTCCGGATCGAATTGGACGACCGCGACAACCCCGCCGGTTGGTTCGATCTGGGCGGGCTGGTGATCGGCTTTGGCTGGTCGCCCAAAGTCAACTTCGATCGCGGCCGCGAGCGCGGCCTCGTCACCCGCTCCCTGGTCGAAGAAGCGCCGTCCGGCGTCCTGGTCTCCGAGACCCGTCGTCCGCGCCGCCAGCTCACCGTCACTTGGTCGATGCTGACCCAGACCGACGCCGACCGTCTCAGCGACGCCTCGGTGCGCGCCGGGGACACCGGCATCGTCTACTTCGCGCCCGATCTCACCGACCCGGCCAGCCTGCTGCGGGAGTGCTTCCCCGCGACGATCTCGGCCCACCCCCAGCCGCGCATCGGCTTCCCCGGGCTCCATTCCGCCACCGCCACTTTCCGAGAGGTCATCGCATGAGCGCCGCCACGGACCGCCTCACCAGCGGCTACTACAACAGCCTTCCCCGCAGCGGGACGAACCCCGGCGGCATGGACGACGGCGGCCACGTCGAGAACTTCCCGGCGGCTCTGGACGACGTCGGCGCGGCGGCCGTGGAGATGATCGCCGACAACGCCGCGACCAAGGCCGCGATCCTGGCGGACAACGACGCCACCCAGGCGGCGATCGTCGCGGACAACGACGCCACCCAGGCCGCGATCGAGGCCGACAACGACGCCACGGCGGCGGCCGTCGCTGGTTCCGCCGCCACCGCCGTCGCGGCCCGGGACACTGCCGTTGGGGCTAAGGACACCGCCGTCGCCAAGGCCGCCGAGGCCTCGATGTCCTCGGCCACCGCCCTGCGCGAGATCGTCGCCAACTTCCCCGACCGGCTCGACGCCACGGCCTACGCCTTCACCGAGGCGCTGACCGGCGATCCCTCGGCCGTGGCCTCCGCGCCCGGCGCCAAGATCGTGAACGCCGCCGGCTTCGGCTACGTCTACCAGGCCGCCGGCGCGGCCACCCTGGCCCACAAGGGCGTGATCACCGCCGGCGCCGAGTATGTCATCGAGGTCGCGGTCGAGATCGAGCAGACCGTCGTCGGGGCCGGCGAGACGCCCGCCGCCCGCATCCGCCTGCAGGGGCTCGACAAGGACTACGCCTCGACTGGCGCGGCGGTGACCAGCCCGCTGGTCGTCACCCCGGTCGGCGTGACCGTGGTCACCCACCGGTTCGCCTATGTCGCCCCGGCCGGCGGCACGGCCTGGCCCCAACCTGGCGTGGCGCTATGGCTGCGGCCGGCCGTCGACATCAACCGCAAGTCCGATGACAGCGGCGCGGCGGCCGGATCCACGGCCCGCGTTCGCCGGCTGACCGTGCGCGATGTCACCGCCGTGGTCGCGGCCGAGCTGGCGGCGGCGGCCGCCGCCGCCGCCGCCGCCGCCGTGACCTTCTCGAACCAGCCCGACGCCGAGGCCGGCTTGAGGGCGGACACAGTCATGAGCCCCCTGCAGACCGCCCAAGCGATCGCCTATCAGGCGCTGGCGGTCGGGGCGGTGATCAAGGCCGCCGCCACGCCTGGGCCGAGGTTCCTGCTGTGCGACGGCGCGTCGTATCTGAAGACGACCTATCCGGCCCTGGCCGGCATCCTCGGCGACCGGCATGCGTCCTACGCCCTGACCACGCCCACCCTGAAGGCCGGCTACACGTTCCCGGCCATCTACGCCGAGGCCGGGCTCGCGATCGCCATTGGGACCAACGGTAATATCCAGACCTCGGCGGACGGCGCGACCTGGACCGAGCGGGCCCTGTCGACCGCGAACTTCAACGAAGGCCGGGGTGTCATCAAGCTGGCCGCCAAGTACTACGCCTACGGCATCGGGACCGGGACAGGAGTTCGCGCCCTGGTCTCCAGCGCCAACGGGACCACAGGCTGGGCCGACGTGGCGGCCTTCGCAGCGTTCGCCAATGGCCAGGCCGGCATCTCGTCCATGGCCTATGGCACGCTCGCAGGCGTTGCGACCGTGGTCGCGGTGGGAGGATCAGAGAGCGGCGCGTACATTCAGTTGAGGTATTCGACAGACGAAGGGATCAATTGGGCGCATGCCGACCCATGGTCGCCCGGCGGCTACGGCTCCAGCGCCGCTAAGGTTCTAGTCGCCAACGGGGTGATCGCGCTCTTTTTCGGGGCCGGGAACGTCTTCAAGCGAGGCGCTTCGATAGCCGCCATAGCTGACGTCATCGGCATTCCGGCGGTGCCGTCTTCGGTCGATATCGGCAACAATCTCTTTGTCTGCATCATCGGCGGGAAGATCTACACCAGCCCCGATTTGTTGTCGTTCACCTACCAAGAGCCGCCGGCGCCGCTGACCACGTCGTCGTTCATATACCTCGGTCACTTCAACGGCGCGCACCATTTCCGGGCCAGTTTTGACGGCTTCGCTCGCTGCTACGCCACTGCGAATTTCGTGAATTGGCAGCGTGTTCAGCTCCCTGCGGGCATTCAGGAAGCGACGTCGCCGCTTAAGCCCATAGCGGGCAAGTTCATCACCGCCACCGGGACCGAGAAGGCCTTGCTGGCGTCCTTCACGCACAACGCCACGACCCAGTTTCCGGTGCCGTGGACCCCCGGCGACATGCCCAGCTACATCAAGGCGTACTGACCATGATCACCATCTGCGAAATCGCGCCCGAAACCCTGGATTGGACCGGCCAGGTCGACGCCATCGAGGACGGCGCCGAGGTCCCGGCCGGCTGGGTCGCCGCCGAGCCGCCCCAGCTGGCCGAGGGGCAGGTCGCCACCTGGTCGGGCGAGGCCTGGTGGATCACCGGCCCGCCGCCGGAAGAGCCCCCGAGCCTGATCCACCGGATCGACGTGGGGACCTCGATCTACACCGGCGAGAGCGTCGAGATCGCGGCCGCCGCGCCCTGCCCGCAGGGCTGGGTCCGCGCCGAAGCTCCGCCGGCGGCCGAGGCGGGCCAGGCCGTCTACTGGCTGGGCGGCGAGTGGCTGGTGGGCGATGCGCCGGCCCCGTCGATCGAGCCGGCCCGCGCGGCCAAGCGCGCTCAGGTCGACGCCCTCTACGAGGCCAAGAACACGGCCAACTTCGCCTGGGACTTCGGCTCGATCGAGGCCCTGGACGATCTCGAAACCTCGGTTGGTCCGGCCGGGACCCGCTCGCTCCAGATCCGGGGCATCGAGGACAAGACCAACTGGACGGCCGTCCACACCGCCGCCACGGCCGCCGTTGTCGCCGGCCAGCCCGGGGCCCTGGTTCCGATCAAGTGCGACGACAACGTCTGGGTCCAGACGACGGCGCTCGACGTCCTGACCGTCCTGACCGTGGGCCAGGCCGGCCACATGGCCCTGCTGACCCGCCAGAGCGCGAACCTGGCCCGCTATGGCGCCCTCAAGAAGCTGGTCGCCGACGCCGTGACCCAGGCTGAACTCGACGCCATCGACCTGACCGCCGGCTGGCCGGAGTAGGGCCATGAAGCTGCGACCTCTGAAGGAAGGCGCGCCCGGCAAGAGCGTCTGGCCCGCCATTGACCCCTATCCGGACGTCCACGGCTTGGTGCTGGATTTCGTGGGCGGGAAGACGTGCGGAAGGCCGTTCTACAAGCTGTTGAACGACCGCTACGCCGACGTGACCCAGATCCCGGGCTGGAGCTATTCGGGCTCGACCAGCAACGGCTTGCCCCGCTATGCCGAGACGCGGGCTGGGCGGCTGGTGCCGTTCGCAGCCGGAGTTCCTCGGATCACCGACCGTGGATTGTTGATCGAAGGGGCGCGGACCAACAAGGTCACGGTCTATAACGCCAATCCCACGACAACGGCTGGCATCAATCTCGGCTTTTCCGGTGGAACGGCCAGTATCGAAATCGTCGATGACACGGCGGCGCTCGCCGCCGCCGGTCTTGCGACGGTCGCTTCGTCTGGAAAGGTGTTTCGCCTCAGCTACACCGGGGTGACGTTTGCCTTTGTCCAGATTTCTGGCGCGGTCGGCAATTTGAACGCGCACGTCGGTAGCGTCTGGGCTCGTGGCGACGCCGGCAACATCGCCCTGAGTAACAATGAAGGTCAGGCCCGCTTCTCCGCCTCCAGTGGCTATAAGCGCGTCTCCACGCCGTCGGTTGTGCCGGGCGCGACCACGCGCAACCTTCAGATCGCTAGCGCTTCGGGTACGGGCGTCATCTACTTCATCCTGCCTCAGCTCGAAGAAGGGGTGGCCCCATCTTCGACGATCGTGACGACTGGAGCGTCGGCGACCCGCGCTGCCGACAGCGCTACGATCAACGGCCTTTACGGCATCCTGGGCCAGTTCCGTGCAAACATGCTCTCCAACTCGCAGGCCTTTGGCGCAGCGAGTTGGACGAAGTCGAACGCGACGGTCATCAACGACACCGCCGCAGCGCCCGACGGCCAGTTCACGGCCGAGAAGATCGTAGAGGCGGTGACGGGGCCGTCGAATCACGGCGTCCAGCAGAGCATCGGGCCTGTGATACGCGGAACGTTCTCGATCTACGCAAAGAAGGGTGAGCGTGATTGGCTCTGGCTTTACTTCGCCTCCTACTCTGCGGGGTCGGCTTGGTTCGATCTAACAAACGGGGTCGTTGGTACCACTGAGGCCAGCATAGCGGCGTCCATCACCGATGCGGGGAACGGCTGGTGGCGATGCACTATCCGCCAGACCAACAATAACTCGGCTGCTGGTGTCGCTGCCCTTGTCACGACTGGCAACGGCGTTGTCCAGTATGCCGGCGACGGAGTGTCAGGGCTCTATCTGTGGGGAGCACAGGTCGAGGCCGGTAGCGTTGCGACTGAGTACATTCGCACAACCTCGGCGCCAGCGGGTGCGGGTACGCCGATCACCCTTTCCGTGGCGGCGGACCTGCCGGCGATGGATGGGGTCACGCGGTACCTAGCACAAGCCCACCGCAACAATGGCAATCGCATCGTCATTTCGCGAGAGTCGACGAACGGCCTGCTGACGTTCAGCCTCGCGGACAGCGGTGGCGGCTCGATCAGCGCGGGGGCTAAGACCGGTGCGCGCGTCATCAAGTCCGCAGCTCGCGTCCGGCCCACCGGAACGACCCCGGCCGCCGACGGCACCTTGGTCGCGCCGATCTCGTTCGCTCCGCCAAGCGGGCTAACGACGATTGATGTCGGCTCGTCCTCCGGCGCTAGCAGCTTCCTGTTTGGCTATGTCCAAAGGCTCGTGGTCTTGGGCGATACCGATGACACTCAACTCGCGGGGCTCGTCGCATGAGCGCCTTCACCGGAGCATTGACGATCACCGAACTGGACGCCGGCCGTGGCCTGTGGCGGCTGGAACAGGAACTTCCGTACGAGGTCGGTTCTGAAGGATCGAACCGCTGGGTGATCGCCCCAGCCGGCATGACGACCGATGGCGCGACCACCATGCTCTTCCGGCCGATCCTCCCGGCCTGGGGGACATACAGCCGGGCGGCTGTCATCCACGATCACCTTTGCGATCTCCTCCGGACGGGCTCGCCCCACCCCGAGGCTCCGACCTATGCGACCGCCGCGCGGGTGTTCCGTGAAGCGGCGAAGGTGACGGGAACGTCGCTGCCGGTGCGCTGGACGATGTGGGCGGCGATCCGGGTTTGGTTCGCTCTGCGGGGCAAGACCTAGTTACTCCCGTCTTTGACGGGGGCCGGGGCGCGCCAACGCCCCGAGCCGAGGGGTTCGAGGCCCCTCACGTCCGGGGGTGCACGCCCCTTTCGCCCCGCCACCGGTCCGACCGGCGGGGTCTTTCTGAGTAGCGATCCACATGGAGTCGAGTCCGATTTTCACCGCTGTCGCGCCCGTAAAGCCGGCGGCTCCCTACCTCGGCGGGAAGCGCAACCTGGCCAAGCGCCTGGTCGCTCTCATCGAGACCATGCCTCACACTGTCTACGCCGAGCCCTTCGTCGGCATGGGCGGGGTGTTCTTCCGCCGCAGGCTGCGCCCCAGGGCCGAGGTCATCAACGACTGGAGCCGCGACGTCTGGACGTTCTTCCGGGTGCTCCAGGACCACTACGTGGCCTTCATGGACCTGATCCGGTTCCACATCAGCTCGCGGGCCGAGTTCGACCGCCTCAAGAGCCTGGACCCGAAGAACATGACCGACCTGCAGCGTGCGGCCCGCTTCCTCTACCTCCAGAAGCTGGCGTTCGGCGGGAAGATCAACGGCCGGAACTATGGGGTCTCGCTGGAACGGCCGGCGCGCTTCGACGTGACCAGGCTGGCCGGCGACCTGGCCGAGATCCGCGACCGTCTGGCCGGGGTCGAGATCGAGTGCCTGCCCTGGGCCGAGTTCCTGGCCCGGCGTGACACCCCCGGAACCCTCTTCTATCTCGACCCGCCTTACTGGGCCTGCGAGACCGACTACGGCGAGGGGATGTTCAGCCGCGCCGACTTCGAGGCCCTGGCGGTCGCTTTGAAGGGGCTTAAAGGGCGGTTCGTAATGTCTTTGAACGACGTTCCAGGCGTCCGCGAGACCTTCAAGGACTTCCAGATCGAGGCGGTCGGCACCCACTACGGCGTCGCCGGCGGCGGGGCCGCCCCGGCGCGGGAGGTGATCATCACGCCCGCCTAGCTTGCCGCCGGCCGGGGCGGAGGAGTAGAGCCTCCGCCCATGGTCCAACATCGGCGAGAAGCGGGCTTCACGGGCTGGGACGCGGTCCCCGGCTATGTCCGCGAGATCAACACCGCCAGGGGCTACTGGGTGAGGGGCGACACACTCCACCTGTCTTGCCTGGCCCACGGCTGCGGTTACGGGTGGCCGGCGGACCTCCAGGGCTACATCCAGCGGGGCTGGGGTGACATCGACCTCCGGACCTTCCGGCCGCGCTGGCGGTGTCCCAAGTGCGGGACGCGGGAGGTCGGGACCTCCAGGAGCAACAAGGGCGACTACGGCCCACCGAGGCCGGGGCTCGGCTTCGGAGCTAGGGGGTGATCAGGCCTTACCGAATTTCGAAGGCACTGCGAAACCAAGTGTCTCGCGCTGCGAAACCAAATGTCGCGCTACAGTCTGGCGGGCGCTGGCCGCCATCCCACCGGGGGAGACCGTGACCTATTCGGAGCTCGCCCGCCGCGTGGAGCGCCCCGCCGCCATTCGCGCGGTCGGCGCCGCCAACGGCGC